GCCAATATGGCCCAGCGTTCCAGCGACCAAGTCGCTGGATCTAGACCGAACCCATAAGGCGTTGCCCGTATTCTCCTTTTCCGTGTTACCACGGTCTTACGAGATACGGGTCCCAGCACGTCAGAAAAACCGTGCGGGGACGCTATGACCTCATTAGTCACTATATCAGTGACCATTAAGTATCCATAGCGCATAACGAGACCATCCGTCTGGAATGCCTCAATATTTTCCAAAATCTGGCCAATATTGAACACCCAGTCGGCTAGCCAGCTCCATGGCTGCAGTTCCCAAAGGACTTCAGGCGAAAGCCTGGCTCCAACTAGTTTCCTAGCTAGAGAAGCGTATAACGCCATCTGCTGGGCGGGATCAATCCCGTCCGGAAGATAGTACGTATACTGTCCTTTGAACCAGATCTTACGATCATGGTTAACTGTTTGCCAGAGTCTCCCATTTTGTTTCCACGTGGTATTTGTGAAAACATCATTAGAATTCACGTCAATACCACTAAACAAGTTCGTCGTAGACGAGTTGTTAGTGATACTAACATTGGTGTGAATCTCGGGAAACTCATATTGCCGACGCATTCCTTTGCCAGAATTGGCAAGGTACTTCTGAACAAGGTCGTTAGACCTGATAACAGAAGCGGCAATGCTTTCGATGTCTTTGATCAAAGGAGTCCATCCGAAGACTGAGTTCAAGTACTCTTTTCCCGCAGAGCGGGCAAAAGCAGCACGAGACTGCAGACTGAAGAGAACTCCAGGTATGGAAGGAATTCCATGCACTGATCGAAGCTCACCTAGAGCATTTGCCATATCGGCAACCGGTTTATTAGGCACAGTGCGATTTATCGCGGCTGTCCCATAGTACGTGCTATCAAAAGCAGGTACTGGGGCAAACCACGTTTGAGTCGCAAGGTCGGCACTATTTCGAGGAATCAGCGGACCTCTAAATCTAGAGAGTCCTCTGCTGAAATCCACGAGAGGATGTGACAAATGCCACTCCTCCTTGTAAGTGTCGAACGGATGACCCGTATCATACGGGGAATAGCCAAGCCAGTTATTAGAGATAAGATCTCTATACTGGGCAGAGGCAGCATCGTCGCCTGTAACCGAATCCGTACCACGACTTCTAAAAGAAGTGGTACTTTGAGTGGGCACACATTGTGCCAGAGTAAGAGGCTGGTTGGTACCAGCATTACTTTTAAGTATTGACGCTCTGGGAAAGTCCGTAAGGACTCTCTTAGACGTAAATATTCCACTCATTTGGAGCTCCTTTTGGGTTCACTGATGGATTGTCCACAGTTCTGCTACACTGTTCTCTATGGACAGGTGAAGGATTGTGTCCCCGTTGCAAAAGCACCGGAGGGTCTCTTTAGGGAGAC